GAGTTGCCACAAGTGTTGCAGTTGCCTGTGATTGTTTTGAGCATACGAGTCTCGCCCCATGTCGTATCTACTGCCATGTAGATGATTGCTTCTGGGAAGTGCTTGTCTTTGCAGACTTGCTTGGCGTGATGTCCTAATCGGTAGTTCATGTGTTGTCCTTTTCTATATTTAGTTGGTCTAATAAGTAGTTGGTCTAACTGCTTATGTAATCAAATTACTACAGATGATATATCCGTGTCAAGTCATTCCGATAGATTTATTTAGAAAGTTATCCACAGGGTTAGTATCGTCAAGAAACTGGCTATCCGCCACCGTAGGTCTTTGGGGTTCCCGATAGGCTGAAGTCATGAGAGTAGTTTGTGAAGTTTGTGAAACCCCGATGAACTCAACTGATGCTGGCGTAGTCCACAAAGTAATCGGTTGGATTGCAGTAAAAAATGGTCGTGCTGGCGGAAGCGTTATTCGCCCCTCAGCCCCGCTAGGTTTCGCACACAAAATATGCGCAGAACTGGGACACGAGCCCCGCGAGCAGAACTCACTGTTTTAGCGCGGCGGGACTCCGCAACTGGGGGAAACAAAAACCCCCCAACTTTCGCCGAGGGGTTCTTGCGTTGTATTTTCTTTCACGCGGGGGGTTACCCCGTGTCTTAGTTACGAAATGCTCGCCGTTGCTGTTCTTCAATTTCTTGGAGAACTTCAACCTGACGCTCACTTATGTAACCGAGAAGGTCAAACTGTTTTGCGACCTTGCCACAAAACTTGTTGGTGTTCCGCCAGTTCCGTGCGAACTGGAGAGCCCTGTCGGACTCGTTCATGGTGTACCTCATGCTGTTTCTTTCGCATTTTCCCAAGAGCCGAAATGACTATCTAGGCAATCGTCGCAGATGACTAGGTTGGTCAAGTTCTCGCACTCATCAGTGGTACAGACTTCGTTGGTGTTCTTGTTCATGTATTCATATTACCAGAGGGGTGTATATGTGTCAAGTTATTCGGAAAGATTTATCTGAGGCTTGTTAGGCAGGGCTCTCTGAATGAGTAGCGTTGTGCTACTATCTCTGGCGGGGTGCGGTGGGTCTTTACTCCTTTCTTCCCGCCGTACCCCACTTACAAAAGAACCCGCCTATCTCTAAGCGGGTTCTCTGTATGGGGGTTATTGGGGGATTACTTCCAGCAGGAAGTTCTCCAGACTGCATTGTTGAGTTCATCACAATAGATGTCGCTCGTTGCTTCTTCCACGATTATCTCGCCTTTGTTCGCACCGCTTGTAATGCGACGGATACGCTGAACGGTGTAGGTGTCGCTGAAGTCAAGAATGACCTCAACCGCCCTATTTGAGCCACAGAGTAGAAGTACTCCGATAGGTTCGTTCTGGTCGTTCTGGATAGTACCGAGACGCTTACCGCCTGTAATGCCCATGACGGTCATCGCACCGATTTGTTGCGCAACGGTATTAGCGTCGCAACTTCTGCCTTGACGGTTCTGAAGCCGTGGCAACATTAGTTGTATGTCTGATTTAGTTAGCATATTTTCCTTTCTGCTAGGTCTAGGGGTTATCCCTATATCTACAACCATACTACAAGGGTGTTACATAGTCAAGTCGTAAATAAACTTATTCAATCTAGAGGTTCGTCAAACTTGTCAATGTCACGCCAGAAGCGACGAATTACACGCCGAAGGTAAAAGGCACTGCCGAAGGCGGGAATGATAACGACGGGAGTCGGCGCAACCAGAACCAGAAAAGCGCAAAAAAGCATATACATCAAATCAGAGAAGTCTTCCATAGCCCCGCATCTTATATCCATCGCGGGGCTTCTGCAAGCGTGGTATCACTTTGGTATCAGGAGATTCCCCGCGGGACAACCGCCCTCGTGGTTCTTTTGCTTTCCAACCCACCCCCTTTAGGGTGATGGTGTGGTGAGAAGCAATGAACACCATCGGTGGGAAACCAGAACCAGAAACACGCCTCGGAAGTTCATATAAATCTAAACTTGCATATGTAGCACCCAGTTGATATATTGAAGTCATCAGGTAATCCCGCCTGTGTGTCCCTTGAAAGGTGGTCACAAGATGAGCGCAACACCCGCCCCCATCTCCGTATCCGAATTAGCCGCATGGCTCGCAGAGCAGAACTGGAGTTCATTTGCACTTTCAGTAGCGCAGGCGTACCAGAAGTACGGCAAGTTGTCGGAAAAGCAAGAGGCTTCAGCACGCTCAATGTATGCGAAGTCGCAGGCTCGTCAGGCTGTACGCAAGGTGGAAGCACCTGCGAACCCAGTCGTGGAAATGGGAATGTACATTCTTGATGATGTCATCTTCCGTGTAAAGCAGTCAAAGGCTGGTCGTCTCTACGCAATGCGGTACAACCCGCAAGGCGCAGACCGAGGCGCACGCTTCATCTACGAGGGTGGTGCTATCTACCGCTTGTCAGCAGACAACCGCATGACGGTTGAGCAGGCTCGTGACATCGGCGCACTCGTCGGACAATGTTGCGTATGTGGTCGTGAACTCATCGTGGAAAAGAATGTGCTCGCTGGTATCGGACCAGTGTGCGTGAAGAAAATCTAACGCTCACACAGGCAGACCCTCACTCTTATTCGGAGTGGGGGTTTTTGTCGTTCTACGGGCTTCCTAGAGGCTAATCAGGGGCATTGGATAGCGGTGCTTCTCATGCGTAGAATGTTCCCTAATGAGTGATTCCACGCTGTTCCTAAACGATGACCACCTGATACTTGACTTCCCCTATGACCCTGCACAGGTGGCACAGATAAAGCGCATAGCAGGCGCACGCTGGGACAAGTTAGCGAAGGTGTGGAGAGTCCCCATGACCAGCCTGAACGAAGCACGGGAGTTCGCCACAGAACACGGCTTTGCGATAGAGAACGATGTCCTGACCTTCACACTCCCCACGCAGGCTAACCAAGCGTTCGGAGTACGCCTAGAGGGGGACTGGATACATCTAAGTTTCATCTATGACCCCGTGAAAGTGAAAGCCGTCAAGCAAATCCCCTCGGTCACTTGGTACGCAAAAACTAAAGCATGGCGGGCACCAATCGCATCGCTCAGCGAAGTAATCGCATGGTCAAATAAGTTTAGAGAAAACCTGCCTGAAGAACTTATCCAGATGGCATCACAACTCAAACACGCACACAACACAGCCGTGCAAGCGTCCCGCGCCACAGAAGGCACGGTTGAAGTTGCGGGGCTTCCATTGCTTCCGTACCAGAGAGCAGGTGTTGAGTACGCTGCGGCAGCCAAAAGATGTTTTATTGCTGACGACATGGGACTGGGAAAAACACTTCAGGCTATTGCAACATTGGAATATGTACCAGACAGTTACCCAGCAGTTGTTGTTTGCCCATCAAACTTGGTGCTGAACTGGCGAAACGAGTACGCAAAGTGGCTTCCAGACAAGAAAGTAGCGGTAATTACAAACCGCAAAGACTTCCCCGAGGCTGATTATGACATCTTAGTTGTGGGGTATGCCAACATAAGTCATTGGGAAAAGCGACTAACAGGACACCAATCTTATGTTCTGGATGAATCTCATTACATCAAATCACCAACAGCGCAGCGAACCAAAGCAGCCATCAAAATAACCAAATCAGCCCCGCGTTCTGGCATTGTTTTGTGTTTGACGGGGACACCGATTACGAATCGGCCCGCAGAATACGGCCCGCAACTTGATGCGTTAGGAAAATTAGATGATTTCGGTGGGCTTTGGGGTTTCTACCGAAGGTATTGCAACGCTTTTAGAGACAGATTTGGTCAATGGAACATTTCTGGTAACTCGCACATGCAGGAATTAAACGAAAAACTGCGTGGAAACTGTTATATCCGCCGCACAAAAGACCAGGTCCTGACGGACCTGCCGCCAGTTCGGCATAATCCTGTGTTAGTTAGCGGGACTGAAGCGGCGATGAAGGAATACCGTAAGGCTGAAGCAAACATTGTTGAGTACCTGGTGCAGCGGGCCCGTCAAATTGCTGAAGAACTTGGACTTTCTCCACATTCCGCCGCAGTGATTGCGAGAATAAAAGCCGAATCAAACCAAGCGTTAGTTGAAATGAGTGTTTTACGACGACTTTCAGCCAAAGCAAAGATGGAAGCAGCCAAAGAAATCATTGAACAACACATTGAATCTGGCAACAAAGTGGTTATCGCCGCACACCATCGTGACATTGTTGATGAATTAGCGAAGAAGTTCGGGGACCTGCGCATTCAGGGCGGCATGAGTCTGGAAGATGTTGAAGCAGCGAAGTCCCGTTTCCAGAACGAACCCGTCGGGACTGCCCCAGTGATTGTGCTCAGTATTCAAGCAGCGAAGACGGGTCACACTTTGACGGCATCTCAAGATTGCTTGTTCATGGAACTTCCGTGGACACCATCGGATTTAGACCAGACCTACAGCCGTCTTCACAGATTGGGACAGAAGGGCAGTGTCACGGTGACTTACTTATTGTGCGAGGGAACGATTGACGAGCACATCTATAACTTGATTGAGCAGAAGCGAAGCGTGGTGAACGCAGTGACTGAAGGTGGAGTCGCAGATGACGAGTCAGTTGGAAGCGCACTGATTGGCTTATTCATCGGGCTTGGAACCATGTAACACCCTTCTGGTTAGATGTAGGTATCAGGGATTTCCTGACCAATCCTTTGAAAGGGGATTTTATGTGGGATTACGACCCGTACGAGTTCGATGGTGACATCGACGACATGGAGCAATACGAGCGTGAGCAGTTGCGTGAAGATGCAAGGCTTGACCGTGAAGAGGAAAACAGCACATTTGATTACGATTTGGAAATCTAATCTTCTGTGAAGAGGGGGTGGGGGAACCTGCCCCTTTTTTGCTGTCCCAATTTTCTTCCCGCAAGCCCCGCGTACGATTTGCATTCGCGGGACTCGTTCGCTATATTTGTTTCTACCTGCTCGTCGGATGCTCAAACCACACAAAAAGGCGCGATTGCTAACGAACCGTCGGGCAGGCTTTTCGCTAGACAACTAAATCTAAACAACTGGATATACCGTTTTGTATATTTCGTTACGCAACTCCTTGCTGGGTAAGGGTTTGAGACCCTATGACACACCTCGTTGTTAAGGTTCGGTTCCCGAAAGGGATTCTCACGCAGGGTGAGTTTGTCGGACATAGAAAGAGGAAGACATGCAAGTAGAAGAAGTAAGAGTGAGATACGAAGGTTGTGTTTGCACTGTTGAACAGTTGGCAACATGGAATGATTTTTGTGGTCATTGTTTGGAAGTGCTCAAAGCAGATGAGGCGCATCAAGATTCGCTCATGGTGTATTGCGCAGTGTGTGACGGAGCAGGTCATACCGCAGGTGAATACGGCGAACTTTGTTTAGCGAATGGTCGTGCGTGGTTTGAACCATCAGACCCTCGTGATATTTACGATGGAGAGGATTGCTTCTAATGAGCAAGTATTTAGACCCCCGCTTTCAGCACTACTACTGGTGGCTGAACTCAAGCAGTACAGAAGTTAAGAAAGCGTTCAAGTTGTTTCGTCACGAGACTGGCTCATCTTTTCTCCAAGACCAAGATGCTTTCCGTGAATGGTGTTATGTGTTGGATGTCCCAACAGAACAGGGGCTTGCAGTCCTTCTGCAGAAGTATGGAAAGGTATTCAACTAATGGGATACGACCAGTGGCTTGAAAAGCCATACCAAGATGCTTGCAAAGCAGAAGAACGGTATTACCAAGCCGAAGAGGTTTACTTGGACTCCGACTCATACAAAGAGCACTTAGATGAATGGTTGGAAGCAACCGCGGGTGGAACGGAGGAGTTATTCCGTGCAAGCAAAACCTATGTCACATTCGTGGAAAACTTTACTGAAACCCCCTTTTGAGGCAAAATATCTAACAATTTAATGAGTTATTTACCCGCTAAATAAGTGGGTTTGAGCCATTATCTAACACCCCAGCGTAGTTTTTTACTTGCATATTGCGGGGCTATCGCTATAATTGACACATGACTTATTAGACCTAGGCATATCCACACCTACTTTCCTTGTGTGCGATATGGGAATTATCCATCTACTGAAGGAACACCATGAACAAAAAACAAGCACTCCTGATTGCCATTATCCCATTACTACTTTTTACTGGATTCGCCTCCAAAGCCCAAGGCGAAATTAAACCTACTGAATCAACAACAACGCACTCAATTGCAACCCCCGCGGTGAGTCCCGCGATAGAAAACAAAGTGCACATCACGATGGTTAATCCCATGCACCCAGAACTCGTCACTCAGTTGCGTTCCAAAAAGGGCGGTTCCATTAAGTTTTGGGAAGCCGTTTCTTGGTGCGAAACCAACCATGATTGGAACGACGGTGGCTACTTTTCTGGTGGGCTGGGAATGGCGCAATCAGTTTGGGTTAATTACGGAGGGCGAGAGTTCGCTTCTCGACCACCTAAAGCAACAAAAGAAGAGCAAATCATTGTTGCTAATCGTTTGGCTTTCTTTGGTTATCAAACCAAGAACACATTTAGAACCCTTGATGACAAAGCGAATAACAATCCTTTCTTCCGACCTGCTATTGGGTGGCGCAGTGCAAGCAATTGGGGTAAGCAATGTGCAAACTGGAAAACACGCAAACCAGTAAGAGACAGATATACCGAAGCAGGAATGGTTGAGTGGCTGAAGACCCGCCCTTCTTCTACTCCGACGGTGAAAGCCACGGGACTCTCGGGCAAAGTTTCTTCTCAGAGTGTTGGTGTTTCTGAAGTGAAAAGTTGCCCGCAGTGGGAGAAGCAACTTAAAGCGCATGGACTTGTTCCTGTTAAGAAGTTTTCGTACATAATGTGGCGTGAAAGCCGTTGCTTGGAGAAAGTTATTGGCTGGAACTACAAAAGCGGGCTTAGTTACCGTAACTGCAAGAAAGAACCAGCAGACATATACAAGCGTTGTTACGCAGTTCGCTCTTACGACAGCGGACTTCTCCAAATCAATTCAACTTGGAAAAGCCTGACTGCACGGGTTTGTGGCTCTAAGTTCGGCAACTTAGCCCCGCTACTCACAGCCGAGTGCAATCTGAAGGTTGCGAAGGCTTTGCTTGATGACGGCGGGCTGGGTCACTGGTCGGCGACCTCTGGGAGTAATTCATAAAGATTTATCTAGAGGTTGACAAATCTATCTACATGAGATAAACTTATCTGTAATCCGATAAATCTATCGGACATAACTACTAAAGAAAGTTGACAGATAATGGCTCACGACCTAGAAATCAATGCAGACGGCACGGCTCGTTTTGCATACGCAGACAGGGAAGTACCTTGGCATCGTCTCGGCACCCCCATGAAAGGTCTACAAACCGTAGACACCATGCTTGAAGCATCAGGCGCTGACTACGAAGTAATCCTCACAAAGATTGCATCAGTAGATACAGATGGAAACTTCATCCTTGATAAAGATGGCAAACCAGTCATGATTGAGGACAGTCGGGCAACAGTCCGTGACAACGGCGATGGCACTTACAAGTCATTGGCAACAGTGGGCACTCGTTACGAGGTTCGTCAGAACCGTGAAGTACTTGAGCGTGCATTGGCAGTTGTAGGAGCGAGCAAGGGCGATGCAATCATCGATACCTGCGGAGTTCTTAGAGGCGGTGCTCGTTTCTTCTCCACGATTGATTTGGGCACACTCATCATTGACCCACTAGGAGTGAACGACAAGATTGGTCGCTACCTAGTTGTCTCTACAGGACATGACGGCGTGTGGCCGATTCGTTATGCGAACACGGACATTCGTGCAGTATGTAACAACACTGTCGTTCTTGGACTTCAAGAAGCAACACGCACATTCACTGCTCGTCATACACGCAATGTGGATACAGCGATGCAGGATGCGCAAACAGCGTTGGCTATCTCTACTGATTGGGCTCGTGAGTTCAAGGCAACAGCGGAGCAGATGCTGGCTATTCCAGTTCCTTTGGCTTCGGCACGATTGGATAAAGTCATCAATGGCGTGTTCGTTCCTGCGAAGGAAGAAACAGACCGTCAGCGTGCAAACCGTCAAGACATTAACGCACTTGTTCGTGGCTTGTACACAAACGAGCGCAACGGTGCTAAGTACGGCTACAACGGATGGAGCATCTACAACTCAATCGTGGAATATCTTGACCACTACCGAGATGATGACAAAGTAGCAATGGCTACAGCGTCAATGGATGACAACCACTGGGTCAACCGTAAAAAGATTGAAGCACAGATGTTGGTTCTCTCACTCTAAAGAGAACCGAGTAACGAGGGAGTGTCTTAACGGGCACTCCCTTTTTGCGTTTCTGGTGTAAGATTTATTTAGACGGGTGTGTGAAAATGAACTTTTACGATTACTGGAATGAAGAGGAAGACGAAGGTTCGTATGAGCCAACGGAATTGCCATTCGTCGATATCAATGCCGTTGCTGAGATAGCAAAGTTTTTCATTGATGCAGATAGAAAGGAAGCGCGGATGTATTCCGAAGTGGAGAACGCCCTAGAAGATTTGCAATGGCAGTACGGAACTGACCTGAGCATTGCGCTAATGAATTATGTCCAACGCATTGAAGGTTGGGACTTGGAAATCATTACCGAGCGGAGCGATGTAGATAACTACCTGCTCAACGCCTTGAGTATCTACGACGAGAATATGTTTCTAAAGGTGATTGGGACACGAGCCATGAGCGAGTTTCGTAGGGAAATCTACCAACTCAGTCAGAAGTATCTTCCCATTGCCGTTGCTGAGATATTGGGGAAGGAACAATCAAGCATTTTTCCAGAGGCTGACCCTCAAGATTGATGTGTTCAACGCGGTCTGGGTCGTAAGTAGCCCCGCATCCGTCACACTTGACCATGAAGTTTTTATTCTTGGTCATCATCTTCTTCGTTCAACAACACCAGATGTGCTGTAAAAGAACCATCTTCATTTACTGAAGTAATTGAAAAACCGAGTTCTTCAAGCAAAATGTCTGCAATTTCACGCATTTCTTCGTCAAGTTGCTCAATTTCTTCTTCAGTTGGCTCGTCTGAAAGCCCCAAAGACACCAAAGTGTCAGCAATTGTGGAGTGGATAAGAAGACGGGCTTCGTTTATATTCATTTGTCATTTATACCACATGGTGCTATGCTAAATCCCAGACCTCGGGACTTCTGGGGTCTATGTACGAGGAGAAACCTTATATGTCAGCATCACCGACAACACTTGTTGGAAATGTCACACAAGACCCAGAACTCAAGTTTCTGGCTAACGGAACAGCGAAGTTGGAATTCAGCATCGCAGTCAATCATTATTGGACAGACGCAGATGGCGAGAAGCAGGAGAAGGCAAACTTCTTCAATGTGGTCGCATGGCGTAATCTTGCAGAGGACTCAGCAAGTGTCATTGAAAAAGGTATGCGAGTAATCGTTACTGGTCGTCTTGAACAGAGTTCATGGGAAGATAAAGACTCAGGAGAAAAGAAGTCACGCATTTCTGTTCTGGCTGACAACATCGGACTTTCTGTATCAGGTATTTCTGAAGTCACCCGTAAGGCTAAGGCTGAGGGCGATGGCAAGTTCACCAAGAAAGCATCACCAGCAAAAGCATCGGCTAAGCCGAAGCAAGTAGCAGAAGATGATGAACCCTTCTAAATAAATCTCGGAGACTTTGCTGTCACCAAGAAAAAGAAACCCCCCATTGTTCCCAGAATTACAATGGGGGTTTTCTTTTGCCCAAAAACAAAACCCCCGAAGATTTCTCAACGGGGGTTTCATTTCAATGGGGAGTAACTGAAAGGGGGGTAATTACTCAACCCACGATTGCGTATTCTCTTACTTCGTTGAAGTCGGAGAACGAACCTTCTTTACGGTTGAAGTCTACGATAAGAACACTCTCGTCTTCCATCGTGTCTCTGCCGAGAACATGAACATCAGTGATGCCACTTTGCCAGTTCTCTCGTGTGTGGTGGTGACCGCATACATGGAGAGAAGGATTGACTTTGTTTTGTAGTTCAAGGATTAGTTCACGCTGACCAACGGAGATTGGGAGTTCATCTTTGTAAGAGATTTCCTTTCCGTATGGTGCTTCGTGTGTGATGAGAACATCAACTGGTTCGTCGCTTACATATGCGTCCATGTGATACGGACTCACTAGTTCTTGCTTCCACCACGACACTCCGAGGTCACGATGCATCCAGTCCACAGACCATGCACCGCCGTAACCCATGAAGGTGTGCCCTTCAATGTCAAAGCGACAACCACGAGGAATGTATTGCAACCACTTGTTAGGTGTAGGGATTGGGTTGTTACGCCCGTTAGCCCGTACAAGGTTGTCAAGAATGTCGTGGTTCTCATGGTTACCATCAACCCACATGAACTTGATACCGAGTGCCTCAGCACGGTTTGCGACGAACTTGACGAATGTCTGTCCGTGCTTCATGTGTGTCCAGTAGCCGAAGTCACCGCAGGCGATGATGACATCTACTTCGTTCTTTTTCGCATGGTTGAACAACCATTGTGCGTGTGCTTTGTTGCCGTGAATATCACCAGCAAATAAAACTCTTTTCATGTCTACCCCTTTCGGTATTAGGTACCTTATTAGTACAACTTCATTGTATCGTCACTTTATGGTTTTGTCAAGCCATATCCAGATTTATTTATATTTATGTCTGGACGGGCTGAATTACACCCGATAGGCTAATTTCATGATTTCCAGCGTAATCCCAGACGACATCCTAGCCCTCATCATTACAGGCACGCAAACCGCCGAAATGGACGAAATACTCCCACCAAAAGCAGTCAGAGACGCAATTCTCATTGAAAAGGGCATCACCGAAGCCCCGCCTGACTGGGACGACAAACCAGCGCGGGACTGGCTAGAAGCCCAGATAGAGGCACAAGACAGGGCATATTACGCTCTGGACAAATTGCTGGAAAAGGAACAACTCACTGAGACGCAGTTGCTTGCAGGAAAAGTTCCCTCGTGGGCAACAAAGAAGTGGGCTGACCAACTCAACTTCATGTGGTCTGACGGGCTGACCAAAGCCGTCGGGGAAGCAATGGAATACCTCTTCACCGAGTAATGCAAAAAGACCCCCACCGTAGTAGGGGTCTAAAGGGGAGGGGTGTGCTCATCGCCCACGAGAAATCTCCGCCCAATGCTTTTCGCAAAACGCAGGAATTTCGTAAGCAACTGCCATCGCACGCACGACGACCTCACCCTTGCAGGGGCTATAGCCATCACGACAGCACTCCACAGGAAAATCGTTATCCATTTTTTCACCCCCAATCGGTGTTCTAGTTGTTATTCACACAGTACCAATGGGGTGCGTCACTGTTATTGTATGTAAGTGAAAGTAAATCTAAAGAAAGCCCCACAGCGTGAAATCCTTGAGATTGAGCGTTCAGGTGAATGGGGCAAGGTTGATTACCGACATCGCCTCACCTGTGGTCATGTAGAGATACGAAAGCGTCCCAGTTCTGCACCAAAGATTGCTTGTTCGTGGTGTGTCGTCGCCGAAGATAAACAACAAGAACTTCAACTTTTGGCAAACCCAGTCAGGTCATCTGCACGGTTACCACAAGCATGGACTGAAGAAGAAGCAGAAGTCCCGTACATTGACGCAGATGGCGAGACTGACTTGGAGTCAAGTAAGTTGCGTGCGGGGCTCGTGTTGGCGCTAGGATGCTCGCCTGAATCAGTTGAGGTGATTACCGAAGTTGATGACAACGGTGACTTGAGCGCACGATATGTAGTTGTGTTCATGGACATCGTTGTTGCAAAGCGTTTGGCTAAATTTGACAGCGACACACCCATGTGATAAAGTACCAATATAAATAAACAAGGAGAAAAATGATAGTAGACATAGAACAACTAAAGCAAGAACATAAAGCCACATGGGTTGAGTTCCTAGAAAAGTACGGCAACGCAACCAGTGTCCCATCGGAACTTGTATTCATTGCAGGAGAGACGATGAGGGCTGGGTATTGCATCGATGTCAATCCCACAACCCCAGTTCATGATGTTTTTAAGCATTATTCTGTAGACCAGCGAGTCTGGGGTCGTTTCATGAGCGAAATCCCCGAAGATGAAAAGCGTGTCAAGCGTGTTGATAAGTATCAAAGCATCATTGACTGGACGCAACAACATTTGTTTGAGCAAGTAACCGCACAAGAAGTTATGACTGTGGGCGAAATCTCTTATCCAACAGCATTGAAGTTTATTACTGACAGACCAGATTTGTTTCGTAAAATCAAACGAGGTTTGTACGAACTTCGTGACCCGAAAGCGGATAGACAAGCAAAGACGATTTGATTCTTGTTAGTCCCGCCTGTATAGTTTGGCAACGAAACGGGGGGCACTTGTCCGAATTAGAATTTCTCTTTGACATGAAATCTGGTGCATGTGTTGGTCAGCCAACAAACTGGTGGTTTCCAGAAGACGCATCACGCACTGCAAAACAAAACTCACGCAATGCTAAATCCATTTGTCGTGAATGCAAAGTCGTGGACAACTGTTTGGAGTTCTCTCTCCGCCATGAAACACATGGTATTTGGGGCGGGCTTTCAGAAACAGAACGGGAACAAAGGCGCAGACATTTCGGGATTCAACTTAGCGACACAGCAATGGTTGGGATGAGTTCCACTGCCCGCCGAGCACAACGCAACATGAGACGGCGGAACATAGATGGCTGATTACGCATCACCAGAGGTTGCATTATTTCTTTCCAAGTTACAGGGAGTTAAGAAGAGCGGGGCTAATTGGGCTGCAAGATGCCCGTGTCGTAATGATGACATGAACCCGTCGCTTTCTATTGGACAAGGCGATGATGGTCGTGTTCTTGTTACCTGCCACAGAGGAACTCCTTGCGATGTGAAAAGCATTTGCAGTGCAATGGACATCCGACCAGAAGATATGTTCCCAGACAAATCTAAAGAAGAAAAAGAACGAGTCAAAGTTAAAACTGAACCTACTAAACCACAAAAACTCACTCTTGTCGCAAGTTATGACTACCGAGATGCATTAGGTGAACTGCTGTTCCAGAAGCAACGCTTTGTTGATGGCGAAGGTAAGAAGACATTCCGCCAACGCCGTCCAGATGAAAACGGGGAGTGGACTTACCAGTTGGGCGAAGTCCCGCGGGTTCTCTACAGACTCCCGCAGGTTGCGAATGCGATTGCGCACAACGAACAAATCTGGATAGTCGAAGGCGAAAAAGATGTTGATACTCTCGTCGCTCTCGGACTGTGTGCAACAACACAAACAGGTGGGGCTGGAGTATGGCTTGACATTCACACCGAATCACTTGAAGGCGCAAGCGTCGTAATTGTTACAGATAACGATGTAGTTGGGCGCAAACACGCACTTCATGTTGCGAGCGAACTGCGTAAAGTCGGTTGCGATGTCGTCATGTTCCAACCACCTTCAAAGTACAAAGATGTTACGGATGTAATTGAAGCAGGCAAAACTCTTGACGACCTTGAAGATTTCTCTGAAGCAAACTTGACAAACGACGAAGAATATGTTGCTGAAGAACCTCACGAAGAGGACACGAGTCCCGAGGAAGAACCGATGTCGGAACTTCTTCGTGGCATCACCAACCTGTTTGAACGAGATGACTTAACTGAAGACCAGCGCATAAACCGTGCATCAATCATGATGAACTCATTTGGTCGTACAACAACCAGCATTTCTCAAGCAAGGCATGTTAATTGGGAAGAATTCCTGTTGGAGTCAGAAAGCGACGCTTACGAATGGGTTATTCCAAACCTTATTGAGAAGCAAGAACGAGTAATTGTTGTTGCCGCCGAAGGTGTTGGTAAAACAATGCTTGCAAGACAGGTTGCGTTGTGTGCATCTGCGGGACTTCACCCCTTCACGATGGCGAAGATTCCACCCGTGCGTACTTTGACAATCGACTTGGAGAACCCAGAACGAATCATTCGTCGTACTTCCAGAAACATTATGGCTGCGGCTAAACGATTTGGTCATGCAAGCAAAGTTGAAGCCGACTTACTTATCAAACCTGCTGGTATTGACCTGCTTAAAGTAAGCGACCGTGCACTTATTGAAGAAGCAATAGAGAAAACAAAACCCCAACTGCTTGTTTTAGGTCCGCTGTACAAAGCGTTTGTAGACCCAGGTGGGCGAACATCTGAGTCGGTTGCGATTGAGGTGGCGAAGTATCTGGACAGTATTCGGGACTACTACGGCTGTGCACTCTGGTTGGAGCATCACGCACCTCTGGGTTCGTCGATGGGTTCACGAGATTTGCGACCTTTTGGTTCAGCCGTTTGGTCACGCTGGCCTGAGTTTGGTCTTTCACTGACACCTGACCCAACCTCAGTTGAAGGATTCGTGTACAATGTGAGTCACTTCCGAGGCGCAAGAGACCAGCGTCAGTTTCCAACTAAAATGAAACGAGGGAAAGTTTTCCCCTTTGAAGTTTTAGAGTTTATGAGAGTGGACTGATGAGCAATTCAAACAAAGGCTTGACGAGGGAGTTCCTTGCCGAACGAGACCTGCGTATCTACAAGATGCGTCAAGCAGGCGTACCAATGAACGAGATTGCCCGCCGTTTCACGATGACAACGGCTGCGGTTGGCAATGCTGTAAGAAGGCAGTTGCAGAAACTCAACTCCGAAGCCTTGATGGCTTACCCCGAAGTTCTCCGTATGGAACTTGAACGACTTGATGCACTTCAGTCGTCTGTCTGGCCCCTCACGCAACACCGCAAGGTTCGCATGGATGACGGGACTGAGGTGACGGTTGAGCCAGATATGAAAGCAATCCAGACGGCACTGTCAATTATGGACAAACGAGCAAAGTTGTTGGGCATGGAACAAACAAATCTAAACATTCAGATGGACATCGGTGAAGGACAGCCAATTCGTGCTGCTTTTGCTGGTGCAAGCGACAAAGCCATTGCGGTTAATGCGTTTGACCCCGAACAGGAAGTCCGCAAGTTGCTGGAAATCATGGGTTCGTCAGGCGTTTTGCCTATGGACACAATCTCACAGTTGCTAGGTAATGGGGCTAATGGACTCAATAGTGGTGTAGAGTCGAATATTATCGACGCAGATGTCGTGGAGGATGAAGATGAGTAATAGCCCCGTAGAACCAACTGAAGACAATCTTGAGGCAGCGATGAATGCTGTCGCAGACACGATTGCTCCAACCCGTAAGTCAAAGACTGGTTCAACGCCAGGTGACCCTGCTTCCAAGCAGGTGTTGCTCCGTGCAACCGACCAAGACCACCAGCGTTGGAAAGATGCTGCTGAGTTCCACAACATCTCAATGGCTGAATTTATTCGTAATGCTTGCAACGAAAAGGCTCAAGAAGTACTTGATTGTTCTCACCCGACGAACATGCGTCGTTATTACCCGTGGGCAAATGTTTGTTTGCAGTGCGGTATGAAGGTTGTTACTGAGAACCAGAAGTCTCGCAAGCCCCGCGCTGACCGCGGGAAGTAAGTGCGCCCGCGTTCCAGTAAGAAGGAAGCGGAATATCGGCTGCGGCGACCATTGGTTGCTCGGCTTCTAGAAGAATTCCCGATGTGTCAGGCTTGTGCTGTTTTTGCTCAACATGATGAGTTGGCTACATACATCTGTCGCCCCTCTCAAGACATCCACGAAATCGTTCGTCGCTCACAGGGTGGTTCTATCCTTGACGAGGAGAACTTGATGGCTGTGTGTCGTCCTTGCCATACCCGTATCGGCAACTACCCTCAACTCGCATTTGACTTAGGTTTAGCCAAGAGGGGCTGGGAAAGATGAAACTGATGGGGCTTGACCTCTCACTCACATCTACAGGTATCTCTATGGACGGCGTAACTGGAGTTATCCGCTCTAAAGCACGAGGTGCAGAGCGTCTGTCAGATATTACAAGAACTGTATTACATGAGTGCTTGGAAAACGAAATCATCTGCGTCCTCATTGAAGGCTACTCATTTGCTTCCCGAAGTGGACAAGCGTTCAGTATCGGTGAACT